TCGGCGTGCCGATGTCGCTGATCCTGAGCAACGCGGCGAACTATGCAACGGCCGTGCAGGACGCCTTGGCGATGTACAGCAACACCGTGCTGCCGCAGTGGTACACGGTGCACAGTGAGCCGCTCAACGCCTACCTCGCGCTTGACGGCCTGCGCCTGAGCGTCGAAGAGTCCAGCATTGAGGAGTATCAGTCGCACCAGCTTGAGCAGGCGTTGCAGATCACGCAGCTGGTTGGGCAGCCGGTGATGCTGGTTGACGAGGGCCGCGCGTGGCTCGGTCTGCCGCCGCTGGCTACCGTGCGACCGGCCGCGCCGGAGCCGCCGCTGCCGGCTGCGCCGGAGCCGACAGACACCACGCCCAACGCCGATCAACCGGAGCTGCCCGACGCCGTGCGCAGCCTGACCGACGCGCAACGCGCAGACATGGAGCGCTGGGAGCGCAAAGCGCTCAAGCGGCTGCGCGAGGGCAAGAGCGCGGCGGTGAGCTTCGAGAGCGACACAATTGTGTCGCAAACGCGCCACGACATCACCGCGCAGCTGCGCACGGCCACGACTCCGGCGGCCGTCAAGGCCGTGTTCCACGGCGCACAGCACACAAAGGCTGTCAGCGATCTGACGCCGCAGGAGCGGCGCGTGTACAACGCCATCCTGCCGATTCTGCGGGCCAGCACTGACCCGGCCGCGGCGGCAATCCTGCGCGGCCAAACGTTCGACCTGCTCAAGCTCGGCGAGGCATTGCGCGACGCGCTGATCCCCGTGCTCACGCAGCTGTACGCGGAAAACATGCTGTTTGGCGGCGCGCTCGATATTGAGTTTGAGCTGCCGGCTGAGGCAATCAACGGCCGCGCGCTGACATGGGCACAGACGTACACCTACGATCTGGTGCGCGGTATCAACGAAACCACAGCGGCCGCGCTGCGCGACGCATTCGGCGTGTTCAACAGCACACCAGGCATGACGCGCGCTGAGCTCGAAGCGCTGCTGGAGCCGACGTTCGGCCCGGTCCGCGCATCGATGATCGCCGTCACAGAGACGACGCGGACGGCCAGCGAGGGTGTCGCCGCGCGGCAGCAGTACCTCCGCGACGCGGGCTACAACCTGACGCGCATCTGGCGCACCAACGCCGACGATCTGGTATGCCCGATCTGTGGGCCGCTCAATGGCAAAGCTGAGGCCGACTGGGGCGCGCAGGGTCCTCCGCCGGCGCACGTCAACTGCCGCTGCGCCACGACGCTGCAATTACTGGGAGCATAATATGCCGATCAAAATCCGCGGCGTGACAGAGCTGGCTCGGCGGCTCAAGGTAGACCTCGACCGCGCGCTGGTCCCGGCCTACGTGGCGATTGCTGAGGTGATCCGCAACGAGATTGCGCCATACCCGCGTGCAATCCCGGCAAAGGACAAGCGCTGGTATGAGCGCGGCTACGGCACCAAATACCGACGCAAGGACGGCGGTATTACCGGCCGCAAAACGTCGGAGATGCTGGGCCGACGCTGGGACGTGCAGGCCGGCCCGGTGTCGGCCGTGGTGCGCAACAGCGCCAGCTACGCGCCGTTCGTGCACGACGATGAGCGGCAGGCCGCTGTGCATCGCCGCACGGGCTGGGTCACGGATCGGCAGGCCGTGGACCGCGTGGCGCGCAGCGGCGCATGGGATCGGATTCTCGGCACAGCCGTGCGCAAAACGCTGGGCATTGACTAGACTGATATGATAAACGTAGCGTTTAGGGAGGCACCATGAGCATCAAAGTCGGGCGGCGAAACAGCAAGGCGGATATGGAGCGTATCCAGCGCGTGCACGACCTCATGGTTGAGCTCGGCGCTACCTGCGGCGAGATGCACGACGACACCGGCGACGACAGCATGGAGGGCGAGTCAACGCTCGAAGAGCTGATTGAGTCGGTGCTGGAATCGCCGTATCAGCCCTACGTGCGCGCAGAGCTCTACGGCGGCATTGAGCGCGCAGAGCTTACCAACGCTGATTTTGTGTTTCCGGATGAGCGTGCATTTCCGGTGATGACGCGCGGCGACGTGCAGGACGCAGTGTCCAGCTGGGGCCGGTATCGCGGTGAGCAGACGTTCGAGACGTTCAAAGAGCGCCTGATTGCACTGGCCCGGCGCAAGGGCATCGATGATGCGCTGCCGGTGTCGTGGCAGGCCGCGAAATCTGCCGGCGCAGTCAAGGCACTGGGCAACGGCCGCGTCGGCGGCTACCTGGTGCTGTTCAGCGGCGACGCAGACCCCGATCTGACCGGCGAGTTTTTCACCAAAAGCACGGATTTCGGCGTCGACATCGGCGACCCGCTGCCGGTGTATTACCAGCACGGTCAGGATGAGCGGCTCGGCCGTCGCCGACTGGGCAAGGCGGCAGTGGTCAAGGTTGACGAGATCGGCGTATGGATCGAGGCCCAGCTCCAACTTCGCGACGACTATGAGCGCGCGGTGTACGGCCTGATCGAAGCGGGCAAGCTGGGATGGAGCAGCGGCGCGGCGTCGCATCTGGTAGATCGCCGCATGGCTGGCAAGAGCGTCGAGATCACGTATTGGCAGCTTGCTGAGGCATCGCTCACGCCGACACCGGCGGAGCCGCGTACCAGCGCTGATACGATAAAGGCATCACCGGAGGCCGGGCAACAGGCGGCAACGCGCGCGGCGGTGATCACTGTGGTAGCACCGACATTGACGATTACGGAGTAATGATCATGGAGATCACGACTGAGACGCTGCGCGGCCTGATCGGCGACGGCGTGGCGGAGGCGCTGAAGCGCCTCGAAGCAGCGCCGGTGGAGCGCGTGGGCGGCACGGTGGTGGGTGGTGTATCGATGGACGGCGGCGCGGCTGACGCGCAGGTCAAGACCTTTGGTGATTTTTTGATGGCCGTCAAGCGCAACGACACGAAGCGGCTGCGCACTGTGTACGGCGCGCGCTACGAGGGCGCAGATGGCAGCGTCAAGGCGCTGGCCGAAGGCGCGGGCAGCACTGGCGGCTATCTGGTGCCGACTGAGTTTGTTGCTCGGCTGCTCCAGGTAGCCGGTGAGAATGCCATCGTCCGGCCGCGCGCCTACATTCAGCCGATGACCAGCAACACGCTGACCATTCCGGCGCTGGATCAGACCGGCACGGCCGGCGCGGGCAAGAGCAATTTCTTCGGCGGCATGACCGCCAGCTGGACCGGCGAGGCGGGCACGCTGGCCAGCACTGACCCGTCGTTCGAGATGCTGACGTTGGTTGCCAACAAGCTCGGTGGCTACACGCTGTCCAGTACTGAGATGGTTGACGACAGCGCCATTGCGCTGGAGCAGCTGCTGATCAACCTCATCGGCCGCACGATTGAGTGGTATGAGGATTATGGATTCTTACGCGGCAATGGCGTTGCTCAGCCGCTGGGCGTGCTCAACGCGCCGGCCGCCAAGAGCGTGACGCGCGCAGGCGGCGGTAACAACCTCGATTACGCCGACGTTGTTGGCATGCTCAAGGTGTTGCTGCCCAGCTCGCAGGGCAACGCGGTGTGGATCCTGCATCCGTACCTGCTGCCCGATCTGGCCGCGCTCCAGCAGACCAACAACACCATGGTCACGTTCAGCTCCAACCTCCGCGACGCGCTGCCGACGCGGCTCATGGGCCTGCCGGTGATCTTCAGCGAGAAGGCCAGCGCACCTGGCAGCGCGGGCGACGTGATGCTGTGTGACTTCAGCTACTACGTTGTCGGCGACCGCAAGTCGCTGAGCATCGCGTCGAGTGAGCATTACAAGTTCATCAACGACCAGATGACGTGGCGCTTCACGCATCGCGTTGACGGGCAGCCGTGGCTCAAGAGCGCCATCACGTTGGCGGACAACACCAACACGGTGTCGCCGTTCGTCTACCTGTCGTAGGAGGATTCGATGAACTTCACGCATCGCATGACCGAGACCATTGCAGTATTGGACACCATCAACCCGGCGCTGATTGACAACGCGGCCGCGGAAACCGGCTGGGTGGCCATTAAGCTGTATCGCCGCATCCTGGGCATCATCGCCGTCGGCGCTACGGACATCGGCATTACCGACATTAAGCTGCTGGGCGCAACCGACGGCAGCGGCACGGGCAGCACGGCCGTCAAAACGGCGACGAACCTCGCCGACACCGACGACAACAAGCAGGTGCTGCTTGAGGCGTCGAAGGACGATCTGGCCGGCTACACGCACGTCAAACTCACCGCGACGGTGGGCAACGGCAGCACCGGCGCGCAGATCGCCGGTATCCTGCTCGGCGGCGTGGCACGCTACAACGACGTGACGCACGACACCACCGTAGCGCAGGTGGTGGCCTGATGGCGCGGCGGC